AATCCAAGCCTACATGGAAAACAAGATTACTCAGTCTAAGTTCGAGACCACAGTTAACCGTCTTGTCAACGACTACATTCACTACGGCAACTGCTTTGCTACTGTTGAGTATGTCAACGACTACACTGAGTATGAAGACGGTAGTCGTACAGTTAAGTACGTAGGCCCTCGCTTGGTCCGCATCTCTCCCTTTGATATCTGCTTCAACCCTACAGCAGCTGACTTCGACCAGTCACCTAAGATTGTACGCAGTCTTATGACTGTAGGTGAGATTAAGCGCAAGATCGACGAAACAGTAGACAACGCATACTATCAAGAAATCTTTGACAAGATGATGGCTAACCGTTCAGCTGTGTCAGGATCAGACGTTGATATGCCTAAGGCTAACGCATACACTGCCGATGGTTTTGGTTCTCTTCAGGAGTACTACGAGTCTAACTACGTAGAGGTCCTTACGTTCTACGGTGACATTTACGATGCTGACAGCGGTGAGTTCCATAACAACCGTGTCATTACTGTAGTTGATCGTTCCTACGTCATCTTCAACGAACAGAATCCTAGCTGGTTGGGTACTGCTCCTGTATTCCACGCTGGCTGGCGTGAACGTCCTGACAACCTCTACGCTATGGGTCCCCTAGATAACCTCGTAGGTATGCAGTACCGCATTGACCACTTGGAGAACCTAAAGGCTGATGTCTTTGACCAGATCGCCTACCCCATGCTTAAGATTCGTGGTGACGTAGAGGACTTTGACTTTGCCCCCGCTGAACGTATCTATATCGGTGAGGAAGGTGACGTAGGTTACCTTGCACCTGACGCCACAGCCCTTAACGCTGACTTCCAGATTCAATCTCTAGAAAACAAGATGGAGATGATGGCTGGTGCTCCTCGTGAAGCTATGGGTATCCGTTCTGCTGGTGAGAAGACAGCGTTTGAAGTGCAGTCCCTGATGACATCAGCTGGGCGTATTTTCCAACACAAGACTGCTCACTTTGAACGTGTGTTCCTTGAGCCAATCCTCAATGCAATGCTCGAAGCTGCTCGTCGTCAGATGAACTACGTGGATGTCATCAGAGTCCTTAACTCAGATACAGGTTTAGCTTTCTTCCAAGATATCTCTAAGGAAGACATCAAAGGCAACGGTAAGATCGTTCCTATTGGTGCTCGTCACTTTGCTGAGAGAGCACGTAGAATCCAGACCTTGACACAACTCTATCAGATTAAAGCTTCTGATCCTACCGTAGCAGTTCACCTATCAGGTAAGGAGTTCGCAAGAGTTCTTACTGAGGAACTAGGTGAACCTTCACTCTTCTCTGAGAACGTAGCTATCAAAGAGCAGATGGATACACAGAAGGTTGCTACTGAGGCTGAGGTTCAGTTTCAAGAGCAACAGGAGATTATGGCTGAGAAGGGCCTCTAATGAAGTCCAGCTGGTTTCAGAAGTGTAAGACACAAAAAGATAAAGCAGCGGTCAAACAGGCAGTCTTGTCACAACGAGAGCCTCTTGACCGCCTTAAAGAAATCCTTGAGCCAATGCTCAAAGAGACTGTTCCTTCTGCGGATTATGACTGTCCCTCATGGGCGTATAAGCAAGCAGACAGGAATGGGTATAACAGAGCACTAACCACAGTGCTTGAAATGATAACACTAGATAAGGAATAACAAATGGTATTTACTGACGGTGGTCAAACCACAGACACGAGTCAGACCAGTGAGCAAGTCGCAGAAACAACTCAAACCCAAGAGTCTTTCGTAGACAAACTCGCACAAGCCAAAGGTGACAACTGGCGTAACCCTGAGGTACTAGCTAAAGGAAAGCTAGAGGCTGACGGATACATTAAAACTCTCGAAGAACAACTCGCAGAAATGCGGAGTGAGCTTAACAAGAAAGAGTACAATGACAGCGTAATGTCCCAAGCTGAGAGTAAGGCCCCTGATCGCACCGCAGGTTCCTCTCAAATGGCAAATGATAGCGGTGGCGTTGAGGACGGTAACACCAACCAAACCCTTAACGAGGATGACCTAAAGAGCCTTGTAGAAAAGACGCTGACTCAACGTGATCAACAAGCACTGTTACAGCAGAACTTGAAGATGGTTGACGAAGAGTTGAACAAGAGTTTTGGTACTGAGGCCCCTGAGGTAATCAGTAACAAAGCAAAAGAACTAGGTATGTCAATGGACCGACTTAAAGAGATTGCACAGGAGTCCCCTAACGCATTCTTTACTTTGATCGGAGAAAAGCCTCGGCAGACCAACCCTCTTGTCAGCGGTTCAGTACGAACCGAAGGCGTTAACATGAGTAGTTCTAACGATAGAAACTTTAACTATTATCAACAAGTTCGTCGTGAGAACAAATCCCTATACTTCTCCCCCAAGTTTCAACAACAAATGATGGCAGATGCCGACAAGCTTGGTGAGAGGTTCTACAGCTAATTTAGGAGAAACAAAATGGCTGGTAATACCGTAGCAACACTGGCGCTTGCTAAACGTGCCGAAGTTTGGTCCGCCGAACTTAAAGAAATCCTGCGTGATGAATTGCAGGGTATGAAGTATGTACGTTGGCTGGACCAGTTTCCAGATGGCGATACATTCAAGATTCCATCGCTGGGCGATGCAACTGTCAACGACTACACTGAAGATGCAGCTGTAACATACGATCCAATCGACGATGCACAGTTCACCTTCTCCATCACAGAGTACCTGCAAGCTGGTAACTACATCACCAACAAAGCAATGCAGGACGTGTACTACTCAAACGAGATCATGTCTCAGTTTGTTCCTTTGCAGGAACGTGCACTCATGGAACGTCTGGAAACAGACATCATGGCTCTTGGTGGTCAGCAGACTGTCGATAACGGTAACGCAATCAACGGTGTTGATCACCGTATGCTTGGTTCTGGTACAGGCGGCAAGATTGCTGTTGAAGACTTTGCTAAGGCGCTTCACGCCCTTAAGACTGGTAAAGTCCCACAGCGTAACCTCGTTGCAATCGTTGACCCATCTGTTGAGTTGGAAATGAACACTTTGTCCCAGTTGACAAACGTGTCCAACAACCCACGTTGGGAAGGCGTTGTACGTGATGGTATCGCAACAGGCATGACCTTTGTTGCTAACATCTACGGTTTCGACGTTTACACTTCTAACTACCTGAAGACTGAAACTGCTGAAACCATTGGTGGCACAACTGTCAACAATGCTATCACTAACATGTTCTTCTCTGCTGATCAGTCTGTCCTGCCCTTCGTTGGTGCATGGCGTCAGATGCCAGAAGTGGACACAGAGTACAACAAAGACTACCAGCGTACAGAGTTCGTTACTACTGCACGTTATGGTATGAAGCTGTACCGTCCAGAGAACCTTGTCACAGTGATGACAGCGCCTTTGGTCTAAACTAACTTAGGGGAGGGGAGAAATCTCCTCCTCTTACTACTTTTATTCTTGACAGGTCTGAAAATACTTGTATCCTGCGGATGTGCCCCTGAGGGTGCATATATAGAGTATACCTAAGGAGATACTACCTCATGGCTAACATCAACCATAGTAACCTTACTGATCCTTACCTACATGAGCCTAAGGGTGTAGGTTCTGCTACTGACGGTAAGGTATACGTTTCTAATGGCTCAGGCTCTGGGACATGGAAGAACCATAAGCGTTCTGTCTTTACGGTACACTTTACGGATATCTCGTCAGCACAATCAATCTACGTACCCAACCCATTTGCAGGTAGCGTGAGTAGAGTTACCTCTGTACTTGCAGGAGCTATATCAGGTGGGGATGTAACCGTAACTATTAAAGACTCTTCTGCTGCAAGCATGGGTACTCTTACGATTACTCAGTCAGGATCAGCAGCTGGTGATGTAGACTCACTTAATCCATCATCCAATAACACAGTTACTGACAACGACTATATCCTACTTCAGACAGATGGTGGAGCTACAAGCCATGTAGACTTTGTTATCTCAGTTGTTGTGGAGCACACGTAATGAGAACTACACTCCTAGATATCGTACAGTCCATTCTATCTGACATGGACTCAGAGGCTGTCAACAGTATTTCTGACACCACCGAAGCTTTGCAGGTTGCTTCTGTAGTCGAGGATGTGTATAATAACATTATCGCTGCCCGTACAATACCTGAGCTTAACCAATCATTTAATATCACATCACTCTCTGAGCTTGCCCGTCCTGTTTATTTTAAGTATCCAGAGGGTGTCAAAGAAATTACTGAGCTTTACTACAACACTTCCACCAGCGGTGGT